TTATCTAGGGACTTGAAAGAAATCATAATTCCGATTGAATCATTACTCAATGAAGGTAAATTCTCTTTAGCTATACAAAAGTTCAAGGGACTAGTAGAGTCACCTGGATTCAGTAAATATTCCAAGGATGAAAGATTCTTAGTATATAATGGATTGCTGAATTGTTATATAAACTCAAATTTCCCGGATGCTATTATTAGTCAATTGATCCAAAGCATTGAGGCTCTGGGCGAAAATGTTCAGGAAGTACATAGATATTACTTTCTTTTGGGAATGAGAGAATATAATAAGCGAAACTTTGAAAAATCTTTAATATACTTAAATCAGTCGACAGAGAAAAAAGCGGACTACTTAAACGCGATAACGATGAGAAATCTTGTTCGTTTAGCTATGAACGAAATAAATTATGATGAAGCAAAGAGTGTACTTACTGAACTTCTAAATAGGAATGGATTGAAAGTCAAAGATTATTCAACGATCCATTCAAGTTTCGGTCATGTTGCGTTTAATTCGCAAGATTATGCTACTGCAAAAGAACACTACTTAAAATCCGACCAATATTCCTCTAACATAATAATGAAAATAGGTGTTGCAATATGCCAGTATTTCATGTCGTTCGAAGAACTAAAATCCGATGGAAAGATTGACCTGGAAAAAATCGACTTCGAAAGCATTGCAAAGGCTGAAAAGCAGTTTAGGGATATTTATGAGAACAGAAATGATGATACTCTCAAAACGATTGTAGATTTTGCCATGCCTTATTATTTAAACATATTAGCTTTAATGAGTAAGCATAAAGAACTCCTTGATGTTTATGATGAAACTAAAGACTATTTCCAAGATTCTATGACAGAAACTTTAGAATATATTGTAGAAGCGCAAGTTGTAAATCAAATCTATGATGAAGTTTTAATGTCCAAGATAGGCGAATTTGAGCAAATAAGGTATGAGGCATTATACTATGAAAGAAAAGGAGATTATGGGAAAGTAATAGAGATCCTTACTCCTGTATTAGATGGACGATATAAAAATGAAAAAGCACTTCAATTAGCATTTTTAATTGCCTTGCAAGGAATAAATAATTTTGAGAAATATATGTATTATTATCAAAAGTTTTCTGCTCATGATGATGAAGTTATGAGAATGAATTACGTTCAATTTTTAGAAAAAAAGGGTGAAAAAGAATTAGTCTTAAGTGAAATCAACAGCCTGAAAGCATTTGCAAAGAATAGTTTTGTTCTATATGATTTAATGCAAATATATTTGGATTATGAACTTTATAATGAATTGGATGAATTTTTTAAAAATGTTGATTCAGGAGTTTATAACATTATTGGATTCCACAGGCCTAGAGTATTTTATGAAAAAATGCTCAATCTGCTAAATTTGAAGAATTATCAGGAATATTTTAAGTTATATGATGAAACAAACTTAACATTTTTAAGTGAAAAATATCAATTGATCTTAAAAATCAATTATTTTTTGTTCAAGCATGATTTGGATAAACTTGCAAGCGCATTTTATGAATATTTTAAAATAAGCAATAACCATAATGATTTAATCAAGGCAGTTCAAGCAAGACTGCAAATAAATCAAATCTACGATGCAGAGTTTTATTTGGATCAAGTCAATGCAATGTTGTTAGAGTTACCTGAAAACTATTATATTCTAAAGGCAATAATCCTAAAGGAAAAAAATCAAGTAGAAGAAGCTTTCAAGCAACTTCAAATTGTTATTAGTGATCTTAATCCAGCACTAGACTCACCATTTCATCAGTTTTATGTAAAATTCTGTACTGAAAATAATAGAACGGATGATGCAATTAGATATATGGGGGAATACTATGCCAAGAATCCTCATCCTGATTGGTTTACTTTAATAAAATTCTCAGAAAGCGATACAGGTGCAGACATACTAAAAAAACTTGAAGATGCCACTGGTGGGAAAAGAGATCTATCTAAAATCAATAGACTATTTTCCAGTGGATCTATTGGTGTGTCAGTATATAATAATGTTGTTGGTATTAGCGTGGAAGAGATTTTATGTAATAAACAATATCCATTTACAAGAGTTCCAGTTTCTAGGGGTAATGTTCAGGAAACACAAATGAAAGTTGAGTCAATTGATAATAAAATCATAATTGATGCTATAACGTTAATTATACTTGCATATGTTGATGGTTTATCATTATTAGATGTTTTTGATGAACTTATTATTACTAATACAACTGCTATTAAATTAACTGAAAGTAAATCTGATATATTCAATCAAAATGCCCAGAAAGCAATTGCATACGTCAGTAAGACACCAAGAATTAAGCGATTCGCAGTTGATGAAGCAATGAGGATAAGAGGAAGAGAAAATGAAATATTGGGCGAAGATATCATGGATTGCATTGCACTATCAACATATCTAAAAGTCCCTTTTTTAAGCACTGAAGTAGCTGTCACTTCAGAATTTCAGACGAACGAAATAATTGATGTCAATGTTTTGGTTTCTTTCTTAAAAAGAAATCACCCAGAACAAAGAAAATCTATTTCAAGAGTAATTTTAGATATGAAGAAAAAGGGATTCGATTTTGTTAGCTTTAATGCTGATGATATGTTTATCTGTTATGAGCAATATGGCATCGAAGAAATAAAACCATTTTTGGAAATGGGCATAAATGCTAATTATTGGACATTTACTTCAGTTTACGCAAATTTTTTACGACTAATGTATTTTAATAAGTCTAGAGAAGAATTTCACACTTGCAGCAATGAAGTAATTACCTTTATGGATAGATATTTTGGCAAGACAAGATATTATAGCTCTTCATTATTAAGACAATTCCCTATATTAGAATCCTCATTACTTGATATTGTTAAACGTCCTTCCGTTAAAAAGATAATGTTAATGTTTACAAATTTAAAAGAGAAACAATCCGCATCAATTTACGCGGAAGTAATAAAAACATCAGATTTAATTAAGTTGAGAAATATTTCTGTTGCATTTATTTTTTTCCTGTTTCAATATTTTTCGTTGTTTGGTGAAGACCCTAAAGAAAGGGAAAGATATATTGGATATTTAACAGATTTATGCACTATAAACAGCTCTGAAGACATAGAGTATGCGCTTCATTTTTTAAACGATATCAAAAACAAATCAAAATTATGACCAACTATGTCCTGGCAAAATGTAGTAAAGTGATATCATAGTAATGCAATAAGGACATATCCATAAAATGAGATTATTTCTTCAAGGGGCTACAGAAATGTAGCTCTTTCTTTATGGTAAATGTAGGCGAAGAATTGCATTGTTTTAGACTAGGTGAGGGAGACAGCGATGTTAAAAAGCTAATTATGTACAGAAAAACAAATCCTATCTACCTTACAAAAGAATGGAGAAGGAAGCGTAAGCAGATACTGATCAAAGATAAGTATGAGTGTCATAAGTGTAAGGCTAAGGGGCTGTATTCGAAAGCCACCTGCGTTCACCATGTAAAACATCTTGAAGAATATCCGGAGCTAGCACTCGAAGACTTCTATGTAGATGAATATGGGAGGCAGCGTCGGCAGTTGCTTAGCTTATGCGACGCGTGTCACAAGGAAGAACACAAGGAACTGTATGTAGCCAAGCTAGTGTTGACGCCGGAGCGTTGGTAATGCATACCCCCGGTCAAATAAAACGCATATTAAGAATGAGTATCGTTACTCGCAAGGGTTTAGGACAATCCCGTCCTCGCGCGCGTGAGGAAATTTTTAAGGGAAGGAGGGAGCATAATGAGCAAAGCGGAGATATCCAGGAAAAAAGTAAGGGAATCTCTGATCGAACAGCTTGCCTTAAAAGGCGCTACTAAGGACCATTACATCGACATGATCAGCGACTACATGAAGCTTTGGGACGTGAAAAACGCGCTGCAGGCAGACATCAAGGACCGCGGCGTCACATTCAAGGACTATTCGTCCACCGGCGTCATGATGCAGAAGAACAATCCATCCGTGAAAGAGCTGGTCATGGTGAACCGGCAGATGCTCTCGATCTTAAAAGAGCTTGGGCTGAGCACCGACAATGCGGGCGCAGGTGATGAGGATGACCTTTAAGCTGGATCCTCACATCCTCCGGTATATCGAAATGGTTGAGAACGGTGAGAAATTGGCCTGCAAAGATCAGATCGCCTTGGTCCAATATGTCAGGAAGTGTTTTGAAACCGAAGACATCTACACCGACCAAGCTCAGCTGGATAAATATCTCGGCCTGGCTAAATATTTTCCTTATGAACGCCTCTTTGAATGGGAGGCGTTTTGCATTGCCCTGCATCTTTGCACGTACTGGCGGGAAAGTGGCATGCCCCGCTGGCCGGATCTGTTTTTGTTGATCGGCCGCGGCGCCGGCAAGGATGGCTTTATCGCCATGGAAAGCCTGTGCCTTATTTCCCCTTACAATCCGATTCAGGCTTATGACGTGGATATCTGCGCCAACGCTGAGCAGCAGGCTATGCGTCCGGTGGAAGATATCCTGTTCGTCCTGGATGATACGCGGTTTCGGTCAAAGATGAAAAAGTTCTTTTACTGGAACAAAGAGAAGATCATCGGACTGAAATACCACGGGACGATCCAGGGCAGGACCAATAATCCGAAAAGTAAGGACGGCATGCGTTCCGGCATTGTGATTTTTAACGAAATTCATCAATACACCAACTACGCAAACATGAAGGTTTTCATCACCGGTCTTGGAAAGAAGAAGCATCCGCGCCGGCTTTATGCGACAACGAATGGTGATGTCCGTGAAGGCCCGCTCGATGAATTGCTGGCACAGTCTGAACAAATTCTGAATGGGGAAATCGGAGACAACGGACTGCTCCCCTTCATATGTCGTCTGGACGATAAACGTGAAGCAGATGACATGGCGAAATGGGCCAAAGCGAATCCCTCGCTGCCCTCTCTTCCCGACTTAATGGTAGAAATTGCAAAGGAATACACGGAATGGAAGCTCAACCCGGTTGCGAATTCGGACTTTATGACGAAAAGGATGAATCTGCCGCAAGGCATCTCGGAGATCGCTGTGACAGACTGGGACAACATCAAGGCAACGAACCGTTCGCAGCCGGATCTCACCGGTTGGCTATGCACCTGCGGCATCGACTATGCAGCGATCTCGGACTTTGCCAGCGTGAATCTGCATTTCAGGAAAGGGGATGAGCGTTTTGACATAAACCATTCCTGGCTTTGCTTGCAATCCAAAGATCTCTTTAGGATCAAGGCGCCCTGGCGTGAATGGGCTGAGCAGGGGTTGATTACTTTGGTCGATGATGTGGAGATCCATCCGGATTTTCTGTGCAGCTGGATCTCAAGTATGGCGCAAAGGTACCAGATCACCAAGCTCGCTCTGGATAATCACCGATATGCCCTAGTCTCAGCGAGTCTGCGGAAGATCGGCTTTGATGCCAAGGACTTCAAGAATGTCCATTTAGTAAGACCGTCGGACATCATGAAGATCCAGACGGTCATCGGCAGCACATTCAACAATCAGAACTTCCTATGGGGAGACAATCCGGTCCTGCGGTGGGCAGCTAACAATACGAAGCTGGTTAAAGCCAGTAAGTCCATCGGCAGCGACACCGGGAATTTCTACTATGCGAAAATCGAAGGGAAAAGCCGAAAAACGGACCCGTTTATGGCGCTTGTGGCGTCGATGGTAATCGAGGAGGAACTGGGGTCTGGTGAAAGCTCTTTCGATGATCTTCCGGTGATCATAGGGTAAGGAGGTGAAAAATTGGGAATTATATCTTGGCTCAGTAATTTATTCAAGAGCAGTTCGGTACCACTGAACGGCGAGGGCATGGATGCGACCATCGAGGAATATGCATCGCTTGTCGGCGACATCTATATCCGGGAGATGGCCTTCTGGAGCGCCGCCAACATGATTGCGAATGCGGTCAGCAAGTGTGAGTTCAAAACTTATATCAACGGTAAGGAGATCAAAAGCAGGGAATATTATCTGTGGAATATCGAGCCGAATAAAAACCAAAACAGCAGCGGCTTCATCCACAAGTGGCTATCGCAGTTATACCGGAACAATGAGGCACTGATCATCGAGCAGAACGGCCAGCTGCTGGTGGCAGATAGTTTCATCCGGACGCCCTATGCGCTCTTTGATGACGTCTTCACCCAGGTCACGGTTGGTGATTTCACCTTCGGCAGATCCTTTGTCCAAAGCGAAGTCCTGTATTTTAAGCTTTCGGAATGTAAGATGCGCAGGGTTACTGAAGGACTCTATGAGAACTATTCCAAACTGATCTCGTATAGCATGAAAGCCTATCAGCGGTCCCGGGGAACCAAAGGGATCTTCAAGTATGAGACCATCCCCACGGCAGGGACCGAGGAACGGAAGGTATTCGATGCGCTGATCAACGACAAGGTCAGCAAATGGCTGGCAGGAGACAATGCAGCCTTGCCGCTTGGCAAGGGCCAGGAATGGAGAGAGCTGACGCAAAAGACTTATTCGTCGGAAAGCACCCGGGATATCCGGGCTCAAATCGACGATGTCTCGGACTTTACAGCCAAAGCCTTTGGCATACCGCCGGCACTGCTGCGTGGCGATGTCCAAGGAACGAAAGATGCCCTGGACAATTTCCTGACCTTTTGCATCGACCCGCTGGTGGATATGCTGTCCGAAGAAATCAACCGCAAGCGCAATGGGTATGCAGCCTATGAGAGCGGGACCTATCTTCGGATCGATACCAAACAGATCCGGCACGTTGACCTGCTCTCCGTTTCGACTGCCATCGACAAGCTGATTTCGTCCGGTGCCTTCTGCATCAATGACATCCGTGAGCTGGTGGGCGATGAACCGATCGACGAACCCTATGCATGGCAGCACTTTATGACAAAAAATTATTCGACGGTATCCAATCTGTTGGAAGCACTGGAAGGGGGTGAAACATGAACAAGTATTACTCGATGCAGTCCGCGGGAAGCGAGGCAGACATCTATATCTTTGGCGACATCTTGGAGCCAACCACCAAAGAATGGTTTGGCGGAGCGGCGGATGTATCCGGATTCTCTTTAGTACAGGACCTGAAAGCGCTGGATGCCAGCGTGATCAACGTCCACATCAATAGCTACGGCGGCCATGTTTCTGAAGGCCTGGCGATCTTCAACACACTGAAGAATCACAAGGCCAAGGTCAGAACCTATTGCGATGGGTTTGCCTGCTCGGCAGCCAGCGTCATTTTCATGGCCGGTGATGAGCGGATCATGAACAGCGCTTCGCTTTTGATGATCCATAATGCCTGGAACTTGGCCCAGGGCGATGCTGAGGAGCTGCGCAAGCAGGCGGACGATCTGGATAAGATCACCCAGGCAAGCATCAACGCCTATATGGCCATGATCAGTATCAGCGAAGAACAGCTTAAAGAGCTGATGGATGCCGAATCCTGGATCCTGCCGGCCGATGCCCTGGAAATGGGCTTTGCCACCGGGATCATCAATGACACATCCAATGGCAAGGCCACTCAAAGCGCGAAAACAGCGCTTTTTTCTTTGCTCAAAAACGCCATTCGGAATGATGCCGAACCTTCGCCTGCTCCTACGGATCCCGAACCTGAAGAGGGGCTGGATCCCTTGCCGGAGCCCGATCCCGAACCGACACCCCAGGAGAACCAAGTGCTCAAATATTTCAGTGCCCTCATGGGCGGAAAGGACAACAAGTATGAAAAATCTTGACCTGTTACAGAAACAAAAAGCAGAGATTCTGCAGAAGATCAACGCGGCCGTGAAGTCCGGCGACGAAGAAAGCTTTGCCAGTGCCTTCACGGAATTCACCGACATCCTGCAGGAAGCCGTTATGGCTGAAGCCCGGGGGATGGTCCAGGCTGCGGACAACACGATCCTGGCCGGCCGCGGTATTCGTGCCCTGACCAGCGAAGAGAACAAATTCTATCAGGCTTTCATCGACGCGGCCAAGTCGCCTAATCCCAAACAGGCGCTGACCGGTACCGACTATGTCCTGCCCAAGACCGTTATCGATGCGGTTATGGAAGACATGGTTGCCGCTCATCCGCTCTTGGATGCTATTGCTTTCGAGAACACCCTGGCCTTGACTGAGATCCTGATCAGCACGACCTCCGGGTCCGCGATCTGGGGCGAGCTGACCGCCGCCATCACCAGCGAACTGGGCGCTGCGTTTTCCAAGCTGGAGCTCTCCAAGAAAAAGCTCTCCGCGTTCATCCTCATCTCCAAGTCCATGCTGGATCTTGGACCGGTCTGGATCGACCGCTATGTACGCGCCCTGCTGGTGGAAGCCAACGCAGCCGGCTTGGAAGATGCGGTGGTCGATGGCGACGGCGACGACAAGCCCCTTGGTATGACCCGAGCCCTGACCGGTGCCGTGGATGGCGTATATCCCAGAAAGACCGCCATCACCATTACGGCGCTGGATCAGACCGCCTTTGGGACCATCCTCAACACCCTGTCCCAGGGACCCAACAGCAAGCGCCGGGCGATCCAGAAGATCATCATGGTGGTCAATCCGGCCGACTACTTCACGAAGGTCATGCCGGCGACGACCGTCCGGACCACGGACGGCAGCTTCACCAAGGATGTGTTTCCCTTCCCCACGGAGGTCTTCCAGTGCTCCGGCATGCCTCAGGGCTATGCGGTGTTTGGCATCGGCAACCGGTACTTTGCGGGTCTTGGCACTTCCAAGGGCGGAAAGATCGAATACTCCGATGAGTATAAATTCCTGGAAGATCAGCGGGCTTACCTGATCAAGCTCTATGGTGACGGCAAACCGCTGGATGCCAACGCCTTTGTCCTGGCGGATATCTCCGGCCTTACCCCGTACGTCCAGAAGGTCTATGTGACCAACGATGAAGACAGTCCTGTGGCCATGTTCCCGGCCTATGACGCCAGACTTGCCAGCCTGACCCTGGGGTCCCTGACTCTGAGCCCGACCTTCAATAAGTCGGTCTTTGCCTACACTGCAGCCACGACCAACGCTACCAACACTGTGACCGCAGTCGCCATGGATGGTGAGTCCACCATTGAGATCCTCAACGGCGAAACCCCTGTTGCCAATGGGGCAGCGGCCACCTGGGCGACCGGTGAGAACACCTTGACCATCAACGTGACCAGCGGGACCGAGACCGAAACCTATACGGTCATCGTCACGAAGTCCTAAGGTTAGGAGGTAGGCGGATATGGCATTACCGGACGGAGTGCTTGCCGCCGTCAAGAATTACCTGGACATCACCTGGGCGGATAATGCCGGAGACACAAAACTCTCCGGCATTATTGCCCGGGGCATGGCCTACATTGACGGCGTGGCGGGTTCGGCCATGGACTATACAATCGAAGGCAAGCCGCTGGAGCTCCTGCTGGATTATGTGCGGTATGCCAGGGCCAATGCTCTGGATGAATTCCAGAGCAACTACCTGCATGAGCTCTTAAGTCTGCAGCATGCCCAGATGGTTGCCGAAGGATTGGCTAATGCCAGTCTGTCGGCGTTGACCATTGGATCCCTCACCCTGACACCGGCCTTTGCGGCTGGGACTTATGAATATACCGCGACAACGGCAAACGCAAGCGATGTGATCACCGCTACGGCCGCGAAGATCACCGCCAAGATCTTGATCACGGTCAACGACGTTGCGGTCGAAAACGGCGAGGCAGCGACCTGGGAGTCAGGAAACAATATCGTCAGAATCTCAGTGACTTATAGCGCGGTGGAGCTGGCCTATCTCATCGTTGTAAAGAGGTGAGGGCATGGTGATCAGAAAGAAAGTCCAGGCATTCAATGACGGCGTGGTCAGCATCTATACCGTGGCCGACACAGCGGCTGCCGGAGACAAGCCGGTCATGGGCATCACACTCAAACAGACCCTGCGGTATGCGGAGCGTACGGTGGGTATCACGCGTTTCTATACGGCCATGCAAGCCGGCGCCGATGTGCGGTATGTCTTGCGCTGTCCCAGACTTAGGGAAATCTCGACGCAAGATGTGGCGATCCCAAACGATGGCAAGCAGTACAAGATCATCCAGATCCAATACCCGGAAGACGCGGAGCAGGCCGTGATGGATCTGACACTGGAAGAGCTGACCACCCTGTATGACATTTGTCAGTCGGCAGAGGAGGGCGAGGAATGAATTTAAGTGCCATCAAAAATGCACTCCTAACAGTCACCAATAATGTCGGCCATTATGAAGCCCTGAAGAAAACGGATCAGTACATCGTCTGGGCGGAGGATGGTGAGGCCGGCAGTTTGTGGGCGGACGGAAGGATGCAGGAACAGATCATCACCGGGACCGTGGATTACTTCACGAAGACGGAGTATGACCCCAATGTTGTGAAGATCCAGGCTGCCTTGAATGATGCGGAAATATCCTTTCGCCTCAGCTCCATCCAGTATGAAGAGGACACCAAGTTCCTCCATTATGAATGGGTGTGGTCACTTGGCTAAGATGACCTTCAAAACGGGTGACGAATACGCCATCAAGCTCTCAAAACTGGCCGCAAACTCTGATCAGATCGCCAAGAAGGCTCTCTATTCCGCTGCGGATATCGTGGCCGATGAGATCAAGAAAAACCTGGTCGAGAATCTCCGGGATCCGGCCTATGCCGGTACGGGCAGTTATGGCAAAAGCCAAGCCGGAGCCTGGGGCGGGAAATCTTCGGTACCGACGGGCGACTTGGAAGAATCCTTCGGCATCACAACCATCTCCCAGGATGAAGATGGCGACTGGAACGTCAAAATCGGTTTTGACGGCTATGACCGCAAGGGCGTACCCAACCAACTCAAAGCCCGGGCGATGGAGAGCGGAACCAGTACCCTTCGTAAGCGGCCTTTTGTTAGGCCGGCGGTCAATGCGACAAAGAAAAGGGCCGTCGAGGCCATGAATGAGATCATTGAACAGGAATGCAAGAAAATATTTGATGGGAGGTAAAAAATGAATGGCTAAAGTTGGCTTGAAATATCCGGTTTATGCCGTCCTAACGGAGAACGGCTCCGTGGTTTCCTATTCCGGCGGCGCAGTTCTGGCAAAAGCCATCGAAGCAAGCATCAACATCGATACGAACGACGTCAAGTTGTTTGCCGATGATGCGGTTGCGGAAAGCGATCAAAGCTTTTCCAGCGGTTCGGTCAAGATCGGCATCGATGATCTATACGATGCGGCAAAGGTCGCATTGCTTGCTTATGTGGAAGGGGCCACAATAGACGCCACTCTTGGTACAAAGGAACTTTCTGCTGGTTCATCGACCGGCGCCAATGTGGGCTTTGGGTTCTACTGCAAAGTGATCCGCTCTGGCCTGACGAGATACCGGGCCATCTGGCTGAAAAAGGTGCAGTTCAAGGAACCGGCGGATGAAGCAAGCACGAAGGGCGAGAAGGTCGAATTCAAGACCCCATCGCTTGAGGGCACCATTATGATGGCGGCCGATGACAAGTGGAAGGAAGAAGGCACCTTCAGTACGGAGGCTCTTGCCAAAGCCTGGTTAGAAGGCAAATGCGGCCTGGCTAACAAGGTGGCAACACCGATATCTTCAGTGGCTTCCGGGTCCTATACCGATGCCCAGAGCGTGGCCCTGACCTGTGCCACCGCCGGCGCCAGCATCTACTACACTACCGACGGTACCATCCCCAGTGCAGTCAACGGGACGCTGTACAGCACACCGATCGCCTGTGCGGATCCGTCTAACACCTGTATCAAAGCCGTGGCCGTCAAGACCGACTATACAGCTTCGGACATCTTGGAGATCTACATCACGGTGGCATAATTATGAGGGCGGCGTAAGTGCCGCCCTTTCTTTTTAGGAGGAATTTCATGAGCGACTTAAGACCTAAAGCAACAACCATCACCCTCGGAGAAAAAGAATATGGCTTACTGTTCACACTCAATGCCGTCGATGAGATCCAAGATCACCTTGATATTCCAATCTCACAACTCGAAGGATTACTTAATAACGAGAGAACGGTGTATAAAACATTGCGGTACTTGCTAACCGTTCTGATCAATGAGGCCATCGACGATGCCGAAACCAGGGAACCGCATGTCGACGAACGGTTTGTCGGAAGGAAAATCAACATGGCCAACCTCAATGCTTTGCAAAGCGGAGTATATAAGTCGTTTACAGCAGGAATGCCGGAGCCGCAAGCAGATGACGAGGCGGAGGATAAAGACCCAAACTTGAAGAGCGGGCAGCAGATAAACTGAATGTTGCCCGCCTGATATTTATCGGCAAGGTGCTCTTCGGATACCCAGAGCAGGAGGTATGGCGTATGACACTGCGCAAACTGATTCTGCTTTATGCAGAATACAAAGCCGAACATGGACAAACACAGAAAAAGCAAACGATCGATGACTTAATTCCACTGTAAGGAGGCGAACGAAAATGAGCTATGATATTGGACCAAAAATAGGAATTGAAGGTGAGAAGAACTTCAAGAGTGCCGTTGCCGGCATCAATAAAGATATGGCTGTTTTAGCCTCCGAGCTTGGGAAGGTCGCCGCTCAATTCGACGGAAATGCCGACAGTATGGAGGGTCTGGCTGCCAAGCAGAAAGTTTACAATTCCCAGGTTGATGAGCAAAAAAAGAAAATTGAAATTCTCAAGGAAGCCCTGGGCAATTCCGCTAAGGAATTCGGCGATGCGGATAATAGAACAAAGAACTGGCAGATATCCCTCAACAAAGCAGAAGCTGAGCTAGCGAAAACAGAAAACGCACTGAGAGGCACCACGGAAAAAATGGACAACTTTGGTAAAGAGACGGATGGGACCAGCGATAGTCTTGATCATGCCGGAAAAAGAGCCTTGTCATTCAGTGACATATTAAAGGCTAATCTATTATCTGATGTGATAGTCGGCGGTATCAAGGCTATTGGACGGGCTGCCGTTGAGGCTGGCAAGGCGTTCGCCGGAGCGATGAAGGATGGCATTGATTACAACGCTCAAATGGAAAGCTACACGGCGTCGTTCACAACCATGCTGGGCGATGAAGCGAAAGCGCAGAAGCTCGTCAACGATCTCAAAGCAGCAGCGGCATCAACACCGTTTGGAATGCAAGACCTAGCAAGCGCTACACAGCAGTTGATGGGTTTCGGTATCGGTGTCGAGGATGCGCAGAAATACGTTCGGCAGCTCGGCGACGTATCGCAAGGCGATGCCGGAAAATTCAGCAGTCTGACGTTGTCTTTTGCACAAATGTCGGCGACTGGGAAACTGATGGGACAAGACCTTAATCAGATGATTAATGCCGGGTTCAATCCGCTGGAAGAAATGGCGAGGACCACAGGGAAAAGCATCGGCGAGCTTAAAGAGGAAATGTCCATAGGTGCGATTAGCGCCGATATGGTCGCCGCCGCATTTACCTCTGCTACGTCCGAGGGCGGCAGATTCTACGGAGCAATGGAGAAGCAATCCCAGACGTTCAACGGGCAGATGTCAACACTTAAGGACAACGTGGCGTCGTTTAAGGGGCAGCTTGCGGATGGACTGACGGATATGTTGTCAGGATCCGTCTTGCCGATGGTCAACAGCTGGTTGGGCGGTATGTCTGAGGCCTTTGCGTCTGATGGATTACCTGGATTATTACGAGAGCTCGACGCCGTCGTGCAGGAGGCCGTTGTGTTCATCATGGAACAGCTACCGTCTGTGATAGATACAGGCAAATCCTTTCTTGGGGCAATAGGGACAGGGATATTGAACAACCTCGATACCATTATCGATGCGGCATTCCAAATCATTTCGGCTATTATAGACGGTCTGATCACTGCGTTACCTAAACTAGTCGAAAAGACCCCGGAAATCATCATCAAGATTGCCGGTACACTCATTGCTAATCTTCCCAAAATAATCGAAGCAGGCGCAAAAATATTGCTGGCGTTGGTGAGCGGTATTGTCAAATCCACTCCGACCCTTGCGAAGGCGATTCCAGGAATTATCACGACGGTCGTGACCGGCTTAGTTTCCCTACCAGGCAAGATGCTAACCATCGGTGGCAATCTGATCACCAGTCTATGGAATGGAATGAGCAACAAGCTGCAATGGTTAAAAGACAAGATTGCAAGCTTTACAAGCAGCGTTATATCAAGTATTAAGGAGTTTTTTGGTGTCCATTCGCCTTCCACGGTGTTTGCTGAGATCGGCGGCAATCTGTCCGCAGGCTTGGCCGAAGGGATCACTGATAAGGCGAGCTTAGTTACTTCTGCCATGAACAGGCTCAATGGCCAGCTGACCGCCAGTGCCTCCATCGGAGCATCCGGAGCCGGCGCCGGCAGTGGTTATGGCATGGCGGTATCCAATATCTACATGGACAGCGTCCTGGTGGCAACGGGCACTGGCAAGGCGCAATACCGCAAGAACCGGTCTCGAGCAAGATCTCTCGGGGTGGTGACGGTATAATGACAAGCAAAATAAAGATCCTCGATGCGGCATTACTGGAGCTGGCGACTATTGCGTTGGCCAGCTCTGCAGTTCGCACGGAAAAGATCAACGGCGATAATACGCTGAATTTTGCCCTGCGAATCAAGGACGCGGCCGCGGCGTTCATCAACGAGACCAATGTGATTGAATTGGATGAAGATTATTTTGATATCGCCTATTACAAGAAAGAGCAGCAAGGCGATGGTAAACTGCTGGCCGCGGTCGAGTGCGAGCATGTATCCTATCGGCTGAATAACAGCACTTATAATTTGGACACCTTCACGGAAATCGGCACACCTACAGCTATATTGGCGGCAATTCTGGCCGGCACTGGCTTCACGGTCGGGACAGTCGATTTTACCGACACAATGACCTTCTCGCTGCAAGAGGCGACTTCCCGGCGCGCGCTGCTGATGCAGTTTGCGGCCTATGTCGGCGGCGAGCTAGAGTTTTCCGGCTTTTCCATTTCATTGCGTACCCAAAGAGGATCCACAACGCCGACAGCTCTAGTCGTCGGTAAGGAGTTGACTGTGATCTCCAAGACCATCGATAAGCGCAAATTGGACGGCAGTGGAAATCCAACCGTGTCCTATGCTTGCGGAGTTTATAAAGGCGCATCGCTCAACCTGGGGGATGTGGTGGCCCTTGATTATGATACACTGGACATCTCAACATCCCTGCGAGTGGTCAGCAAGAGCCATGACCCGTACAATCCAAACAATGTATCGGTCGAGATCGGCAACTATATCAACAGTCTGGAGGATGATTTATATCGCATCGAGACCGATATGGTGGCCAAGGGAAAGACCTATTACGGCGCCAGGATCAGTGCGGATAATGGCTTTGAGAGCATTCGAAGTGACAAAAAAGCCCGCACCGTAATGAATGCGGACCTGTTTGCGATGCAGAAGGGTGACGGCGCCGGTGCTTATGAGAACGTCCTGTATTTTGACCCGGCTGAAGAGACTTACATCTTCAAAGGTCAGTTATCTGCAGATATTATCAGCGCGATTAGTGCCCTGATCACCCCCAACCTGTACACGGAAAAGGCAACCATCGCCGAGCTGACGGTTGACCAGCTTGACACTAGCGACAAGGTCCAGAAGTATCTCAATACGGATGCGACGAACGATGAATTCCAACGCATCTACGACCAATACCAAGATTTTATCGCCGCTGAAACCGATGGGCTTGAAGCGAACAAGGTCCAGGCTACAAACCGTGACGGTGAGCTTCTATACTGGACGGACGAAACGCACCAGGCCGCTTCCGAAACAGTAACGGCTTACCCGGTCTATACCTATGCCTACACCGAGGCGGTTAAAATGCGCATTGGCTTTACCTGGGATGCGGAGCAAGAAGTTAATGTGCCGACCCTCATTCTTGGTGGCGGCACTGATCCGGAGCAGCCAACTTATGGCAAAGGTTATATCAAGAAGGGTGTATATGGCCTGCGACTTGAATACATTACCCAAACCGGAGCAACCCACTATATCGAGATCGGGGAGAACGGGATCCTGCTCAACGGTACTGAGCAACTAAGCGCCTTGACTTTTTATTCCAACGGTTTTAGCGCCACCTATGACGATTCAACCGTAGCATATCGATGGACGAAGGATGAAAGTGGTTATATCACTAAACTGACCAATGTTGATACCAGCGAGGAAGTCACGGTTGACTGGAACGGGGGAACTTTATGACGGAGAGTATAGATTTTCAAAATGGCTTCGTCTGTGGTATGGCAACCAAGGGCTTGATTAAGACAGGTGCTATGTATGAACCAACATGCTGGAATGATGAAGGCGTTTATGGCTACTTCTATATTGATTTCCACAGAGCTTTATCAAGCTTCTCCTTGGGCATGTTGACTCAGAGTATAATTCTCCATGACTCAGTTCAAATAACCATTGAGGACTACGACTATGTTTCCCCGGGGGTTTATAAGATCTATGTTGACCTGTCTGGGAAGGTCAAAGGCGTAACAGTCATAAATAAAGAAACTGGTATATTATACTTTTCAAACGGCTCTAAAGTACCAGCTTTCAGCATTATGTTTTTTGTATCTGGCTTAGATAGGTATGAGAGACTCCACTATATCTATGAATCAGAAGATATTGAAAGTATGTTATCCCCCTCTAGCGTTTCAGATACTCTAACATTCCTTTGCCCAGAGCCTCTACGTCCAGTCGAGATATTGGAAGATGTTACAAATGCGGGAAGTACATACCTACTCTTCTCTTCCACTGTGGTTGAGGGTGTGTCCGTAGTTTTGACCTAGAAGGAGCGATAATATGATTGAGGTATGTAGAATGAGAAATATTAAGCCTGAGCAAATCATGGGACGTGTTCGGCTAGACTTAAAGAACCCGAGAAACGGAAAGGTCATAGAAAGAGTAGAGGGCAAAAATCACATTTTTGTAGACACTTTTTTCGGCAGAGATCTATCTTCTTCTTATGGTGGGAAAGATTATGTAGAGAGTATATCGAAGGCTTGGATGTGTCTCAATGATGATCCTGCTGTTATTGATATGGATTTCCCGTACCTAAAGGGGCAAACAATCGGGTATGGTCGACCTTCTCAGAATGGGTCGGGACTTTACAGAGGTGCATATAATGCAGCCAACCAGGTGTTAGCATCATGTGATTCAGAGAAGATCCGCTGGGTATTCCAATATGATTTCACAACAGCTCAGGCAAATGGCACAATTAGAAATGTTGGCTTAACGAAACAATATGCTGTACCGAATACAATGTCGAGGGTAGGTTACAGAGTTGCTGGGCTATCTACAAGCTATAAATCATACACCTGCGACGGAACCTATAATTATACTTGTGATGTAAACGGAGTAATAACCAGGTACAACAACATAACGGGGGCGATAGATACGATTAGTGTCGCTTCTGTAACTGGAACAGGATTAGCTTATGCGCCGTGTGTGGGATATGCGCCGTCTACAGGGAAAGGTTATGTATATGTCTATAGCGCAACGACGACTTCTAGAAAAATGTATGTCTTTTCTGATATGGCATTCACAACTTTAGAAAATACATACACAGTCACAAACTGGAACGCAACAAGCAGCATGACCACTCTCTATATTCATGGCACGATTGCTTACCAACCATACGCAGGAACGGACAATTCGGTAAGAAAACTTGATTTTGGAAGCAATCTTGCTCCCTCCACATTAACATTTCCTGCGTATAACAATGCGGCTTATCTAGAAGATAGTTCGGCTAATACTGGAAACTGGCAATATGCGACGTCGGGTATTCCTGGGACCTCTTTGGTATATTTACCATCTAATATTTCAAATAGACATAAGTCTGTTTTTCTCGATCTATCAAGCGAAAACGTAGTGGCTACAGCTGTTTCAAGCTCAGAGTTAATATCTTATAGTTGCTTCAAATCTCCCCTTGCAGTGGCAAACAAACTTATGGTTCATTATTCGGGAGATGGTGGAGGTTCCATAGTCTCTGGGGCGGCCCTAACGACCTATGTCCTTCCATCGCCCGTTACGAAAACAAGCGCAAACGGTTTAACTGCGACATATGAAGTTGAAGTCTATTGGTGATAGGAGGCCATTATGTTATTCATATGGGGCTTTATTATGGGGGCGGCGATCGCCTCCATTTTTCTGTGCAAATACTTTGAATGAGGTGAAGAGGGATGAAAGGAAGCTGTAGAGATGTCCGCTCAAAAGGGCCTCCTGGGAGGGCTCAGGATGGCTTGAAATAAGGGGGCTAGGGTGTTTGTACCTGTTCTTTCCGGCCCAAAAATATGCTTGATGATTGATTATACAATGAATAGTATTGAGTAAAATATATAGTATTAGGATTGATATTTTATAGTAAATGGGCAAAAAAATAGATTATAATTCAATTAAGGAGGGCTAATATGAATATTACGGACCTTATAATTATCATGGTGTTTATTTTACCTGGAATAATAACCGAGAGAATAAGTTTCGGGTTGGATTGTCCTTCAGGTGAAAAAAGATCTGAATTCCGAGATACAGTGAATTGTATATTATTGAGCTTTCCAGTTATTGCATTCGCTACAATAATTCTTAGCAAAATATATGGTTATAAAACATTAGAACAATTTACTGTTGCGTTACATGATTTAAGTTTCCTGTTATGGTTCATAGTTCTTGTGCTCGTTTTTTCATCAATTCTGGGATTGATAAAAGGCTTAAGCAAGGATGAGAGGAGAAATTCTGTAAATTGGATAAGGGGAAAGTTCAATAAAATGATAATTGATGACAAATCGTGCTGGAGGAAGTTTTTGTTAGAAAAAAATGTCTCAAAATATATGATAGTAGAAATGAACAATAAAACTTATGAGGGATTTGCGCTTCATTATTCTCTTCCAAATGAGGAGATGTCAATTGTTCTAGAGAATCCAGATGCGCTTAAAGATTATCCAGAGTTTAAAAAATATTTAGGTTCAGAGGAGATTTTCTTAAATATGGAAAAGGGTATCATAATCAAGAGTTATGATACCCAAGAAGTTACAAGATATTTCAATATACAATCTTAACGCCTAGGGGGAAATGGTTGTCTTGGCGGATCAGCTGAACGTCTTTCTGTTTCCTGATCCGGGAACACAGGTCTTGGTTGTTTTGGCGGTTGGGGTAGTGGTGAAGGCGATGGCGTCGGTGTCGGTGTCGGTGTTTGTTGCTTAGGAGCATTGTTTGTCATTAAAATCACCTTCCTTAATATATTTTTATTATATTTTATCACTTTATAACTTAATTTTGATATCTTAATAAATATACAAGTTTAAAGAGAGCTGCGAGGCCCTCTTTTATTCTTTTATATGAAAAAAGAAGGCAAATAAATAGCCAGGAGGCAACATGGAAGAAAAGGAGCAATGGTACACGAATAAAGATCTATATGAAATGGTTCAGGATCTCAGAGTGGACTTGAGAGAAACAAGGACACTGATCAAACAGTATAACGGCCTCCGGCAGAGGCTAGACAGTTGCGAGGAGGTCCTAACTGATCTGGTAAGCCAGGCGAAGGGCAGAGCTTCTGTCAGCAATGCGATCCGCGCCTGGGGTGGTTGGGCGGTTGCAGTAGTTACGCTGCTTATTACTTTGGCCAATACAATTGGATTGAATTAAAAAAGGAGGAAAAGAAAGAATGGACATCGAGACTTTTACGAATTACATCAAACCGGAGCTTCTGATCCTGATCGCAGTGCTCTATTTCATTGGCATTGGTCTGAAGAATAGTACGATGGTGAAGGATAGCCGAATCCCGCTGGTCCTTGGCGTCTGTGGTATAATCCTAGCCATCTTGTGGGTGCTTGGAACCTCCCAAGTGCAAACATACCAGGAAGGTATGACTGCCGCCTTTACTGCCATTACGCAGGGTATCCTATGCGCCGGCTGCAGTGTATATGCGAATCAACTTGTAAAGCAGACGATTAAAGATGACTAATATTTTACCGATGAAGGAATGCGTAATAACCCAGGAATATGGTCGAAAGAATTCGGTCTATAAGAAAGGTTATCACACCGGGGTGGACTACGCCGCCCGGGGAACAGACAGGTCTGTATATGCGGTTGCTGCCGGCACCGTCATCCGCGCAAGGTTCGCAGCTGGATCCAAGGGCGCCGATCCCAAAGGTTGGGGCAATTATGTAATACTCCGGACTGCTGATGGATACGACCTGATTCACGCTCACCTGGCTGTCGTGGCCGTCACCCAGGGCATGGCTGTAGCCCCAGGAGAGCGACTTGGGATACAGGGCAGCACTGGCAATAGCTCCGGGCCTCATCTTCACTTTGAAGTGCGGAAAGGTCCCTGGACGGAATGCGACGATGTAGATCCGGAACCATGGCTTCGGAAACAAGAGCAAGATCCGGCGGTAACAATCCGTCTCCTCGATGCAGCCGGGAAGGTCAAAAAGACGATCGAAGGCGTCAAGTTGTCCGGCATCACCTATGGTCCGGCTCGGGTCCTCATGGAGACCTACGGCCACATCGTGAAGTGGGATGGATACAAGGTTGATGTAATTGAATAGTCAAAGCGAAACCGCCTGGTAGGATCATTCTCACCAGGCGGTTTTTTGCGTTTATATTGTGCAATTAAAATAAAAGGTGATATCTTGTTGAAATGATTGGGATATTAGTATAAGATTTTAGTTAGATATACGACAATATTATACAACAGCCTAATATTTAAAGTAAAATATTTTTTGTAAAAAACGACAAGATTTTGTTGAAATAATTACTTATGTGTAATAAAATGCTATTATAGGAGCATAAAATGAACGCAAATAGAGCAATTGAACAACTAGAAATGTGTTTCAATGGTTTTATTGTACACCCTGATCTGCCAAAAGAAATTATCTGTTTGATTGATGGAACTGGCTATGAAAAAATATTTTTCCATCAACTTATTCACAAATTAACAATTTTGTCAGAACATCACAAGCATATAGTTCAAATTAAAGATTTCGAGAGATTGAGTTATGCTCCTGAATTTTATTCGATCCATTTGCATTCAAATGGGAAATTTAATATCAGAATTCTTTTTTCCATGCCAGAAGAAGGTATTATCTTGCTGCATACATTTTATGAACGAGGGAGAAAACGCAGTACAGATTATACAAAGCAAATACCAATTGCAAAAAAGCGATTGTCCGATCTGATGGGAAAAGAATAAGGAGGGTAAAACAATGAATAGGGAGATTGCAAAACCAATTAGTGCAGTATTTGATGAGTTTGTACCGTATTTATCTGCGGCCGATATCCTTTTTGCAAAAAATCTGGCGAAGATATCTTCGAAGATTATTAACAAAAGACTTGAATTGGGGATGAATCAAAAAGTATTTGCAGAATATCTTGGAGTGTCACAAGGTATGGTATCAAAATGGGAAAGCTCAGATTATAATTTCACAATTAAAGCATTGACTGAGGTTTGCTGTAAGTTGGATCTCATTTTTGATATGCAGATTTGTGAAGTGGCGACAAAGGTCGAGAACCTATCAATTAAAGATAAGTATTCAACTGGCTTAGTTTTGGGAAAGAAAAAAGAAACTATAAACAAGAAAACTCAAGATCATAGGCAAGCCCTTGTTTGTGATCTGCCGTTAGCGGGGTAATAAACAATGAAGGTCAATAAATTCATCTCAGACTTTCAGTTTCTTGGAAGTTCGATTCGCGAGATTTCCCTAAAAAATAATTTTATCGCAATCGACGATAGAGGGCAATATAAGAGAAGCATAGATGTAGATTATGATATCGATAGTATTTATCAAGACGAAGATGACAATTCTTTTACTGGGTTAATGACGCTCCATGTTAAAGTGAAGATTTCCGATGCCGAGAACAGCCTGGCAATTAAAATGAGCATTCAAGGTTGCTTTGCGGCACCCGAGGGAATTGGCGCTGAAACCTTTCAAAATATGCTGTCTTTGAATGGTTGTACTACTTTATTTTCGGTATCACGTGCAACGATCATGAGCCTGTCTTCCCAGTCCTTTGCAAGCGGGAATGTCATATTACCTATGGTTAATGTATTTAAGTTAAACGAGAAAAAGCAAAAAGAAGTAAGAAAAGGGGAAACCGACAAAGTTGTTAAGGAATAATTGCAACCTGAGCGTTTATTTCCGAAATATAATCAATTAAGAAGGTCTCCCGATTTAAATTCAGGGAGACCTTCTTTTTCATCGGTTTGCGTAAATTACTTTTTTACTCATAGAATGAGTTAGCAGCATAGGCACGTTTGCCATTTCTACTATTGTTCTGATATATTGTATTGTCTACACCCCAAAACATTTGGCAAGGATAATTGTGGAAGATTCATCTATTTAAGCATCAAAAGAGAAATAATAGAGATGAACACTGCTAAAGTTGCCATCAGACTAGCCGAAAATGCATAAAGCTTATTATTATCTCTTTCATTTTCAATTTCTTTACTAGTGGCATTAAAAATGCCGCCGAGCATTTTTAAAAATATAAATGCAGCTGTGTAAAGAACTATAATTACTTTATTCTCCTGCACCACAAACAAATTATATAGACCAATTGAAAGATATGTCCAAGCTGTAATTCGAAGTGAATAACCAATAAGATCAAGTGTGAATGTGACGAAAATATTGAGCAAACCATCTGCAAAACCGCTCTTTTTTGTTTGTAAGTGCTTTGGCCGAAAGAAAACATTAAGTGCAAACAATGCCATTTCCTTCCGGGAAGGGCTTGTTTTTGTGGGATTCGAAAAACGCTCAGCTTCTATGCGTTTAAGTGCACGATAATAGGCTTCAGTTTGTATTTCAATGCATTCATTATATGAGAAGCCGCTTAAGGCAGAAGGGTGATTATCTCGTGAACTATTTTCAATTTTAGTTTTTTTACTCATACATCCCCCTAAACCTTCAATAGAAACTAGAAGAAACATCAATTCAATTATATAGCAGAAATAATCTAATTGTTCATTATATTTCCCAAATATTTCAAATTATAATCCGGCCACCCGTAGAACCGCTCAAAATTATTCCGAATATCGCTCATGTCAAAGGATTTCCCGCAACAACGCAGCATATCATCTTCTGGAAGCCTTACATATCCATCTTTGAGTGGCTTATTCGGATCCAAGCTAAGCTGGAGTTTATGCAGTTTCCGGCAGACCGGGCATTCGACCGAGATATTGGCGCTGCTAATCGTGCGAGGCGACGTCGTGATCCAGGCGACTTCGTCCTCGGTGAAACGGCGTCTTGGCATGTAGGCACGTCCTTTCAAGTGCTTAAACATTATCGGCTTAAAATGAAAAACCGCGCTCATGTTTTGAGGGCGGCATTTTTAGCTATTAAAATATAAATGCATCAACTCAGCTGCCAAGAAGCCCAGCATCAACAATATCCAAATAAAAAGGAACATAACGAACTCCTTTCTGGAATTATGGAAAGAGAGCGTTATTATATTCTGAATGGTTTGAATTCGCCATATGCGATTTACAAATTAATAGAAGCGTATAATTTTAAGAAAATTCAAACTAATGCAAGTATATACCTTTAAAACGAAATAAGTCAACTTGTCTTCTGATTTTATGAATCAAACATGTAGATTCGGTTTTAAAAAGGAAAAAACATGTTAATAATGACAGAAAATCATAATAGGACAAAATAATTTTGAAATATAAGAAAAAAAAGGAAAGCATTATTGTATTGCAGAATATTCTGAATTAATATATAAATAGAATCGGTTATTTATGATTTATAATTTTAAATATTATATAATAAAGAGAGACGTATTGTATTTGCAGAAAGTGAGGTCTATTTATGCTAGAAAATATCCATCACATTTTCCACAGTAAAGAGTATCTATTAGAAGATGTAGGTTATTTTCAACGTCTTCACCAATTGATTCTCAATAATTCACATGATATTATTTCTATTCACAAGTTTCCAGATATGAGTTTTGAATATATAAATCCCGCAACCGTTATAGCGCTTGGGTATAAAAAAGAGGAACTTTATGGAAAAAATATATTTGCGATAATTCACCCGGATGATTTTGAAGAGGCCAAAAATAAATTCAAAGAGATGTTATTTACAAACAATACGCTTGAGTGTCGCTATCTAAATAAAGATGGTTCATACCATTGGATGGACGTTAATGGGGCTGCCTTAACCTATGATGATAAAGATGATTTATTTTTGATTGTAGCACGCGATATATCCGACAAAAAAAACATAGAAGAGAATTTATTTATTAGTGAACACAGATATCAAACAGTTGTTGAAGATCAGATAGAACTAATCTGCCGATATAATCCTGATTCAAAGATAATTTTTGTGAATAGAGCATTTTGTGCTGCATTTACTAAAACATCTGAAGAAATGATAGGTAAATATCTCTTCGATTTTGCGCCTGAATTGACGCAAGAAGCAATGCATCGATTTTTAAGCGGCTTTAGTAAGACAGAACCAGTAAAAAAATATGTTTATCCAATAACCTATAATAAAGGAAAAGTATCTTGGTTTGAGTGGATAACCAGAGCTATTTTTAATATGAAAGAAGAAATAACCGAATTTCAAGTGGTTGCCCGAGATATTACAGATCATCACATAGAAAAAGAAGCATTAAATAGTATGCGAAATGAGCTGGAAAAAGAGGTTCAAGAGAGAACGAATGAATTATTAAAGGTCAGTAAAATCTTAGAAAATAAAATTGCCGAGTTAAATGAAACTGAAAGAGCACTCGGGGAATCAATAAACTATTACAAGACTGTTTTTGAAAACACAGGAGCATTAACGATAATCGTTGAAGCAGACATGACAATTTCCATGGCAAATGGAAGATGCGCAGAATTATTAGGAGTTACTAGAGAAGAACTAATTGGTCGGGAATGGACAGAATTTGTTCCAGAACACCTACATGAAACCTTAAGAGAAAGACATAGCCTGCGGAGAAGAGATCCGAAATCTGTACCCAATCAATATAGTATCCAAATAGTAGATAAACAAATGCAGCGAAGAGATGGAGTTTTAGAAGTTGCTATGATTCCAAGTACAGCAAAATCAGTAGCAACATTTATTGACTTAACTAATTTTAATAAGATTGGTCGTGCCTTTAATTCGATCAGTGCTGTTAATACAGCGATGATCCATGCAAGAAGAGAGAATAAATTGCTTGAGACCGTATGCCAAAACATAATTAGCATGGGGGGTTATAATTATGCATGGATAGGATATTTATCAAGTAACTTAGAAAATAGGTTGGAAACAATTGCAAAAGCAGGTAAAAATAAGGGTTATGTGGAGGAAATAAATTCTGCTCTTGAATTGCCTTCTCAAAACAAAGGATTGATAAATGAAGCTATAAAAACAGGCAAACCTATTATAACCAAAATTGAGTCAATACATCTGAATAATGATAATCATTTTGAAACGATAAAGGTTCGCGAATATTACTCAAATATCGTGGTCCCGCTACTGAATGGCAATGAGGTATTTGGAATTCTTAATGTTGTTTCGGATAAAACAACAGAAGCTGTTTTTGATGATGAGCCCCTATTTACTGATATGGCAAATCATTTAGCTTATGCAATTGCATCTTTGCGAGCCCGAGAAAATCTCAAAAGAGCGAACTCGGAATTAGGTCAAAACCTTAAGAGAATGCACCAGTTGTTATTACAGTCAGCTTCGTCTCTCGGCAATGTTGTAAGTATTAGAGATCCATATACAGCTGGTCACCAAAAAAAGGTTGCGAATTTAGCTGTTGCAATAGCATCTGAGATTGGGATGCCTAAAAATAGAATCGAAGGCCTAAAAGTAGCTGGAAACCTTCATGATATTGGTAAGCTCAATATACCTGCTGAAATATTGAACAAACCTGGTGGCCTAAACGATATTGAGAAAGAATTGATAAAAACCCATCCAAAGATAGGTTATGACATATTAAAAGATATTGAATTTCCATGGCCAATTGCAGAAATGATTTTGCAACATCACGAGAGATTGGATGGATCTGGTTATCCGAATGGTTTAACCAACGATGAAATTATGATAGAAGCGAAAATACTTGCAGTCGCAGACGTAGTGGATTCGATGGCCACACATAGGCCTTTTCGTCCTGCATTGGGTATTAAAAAGGCATTGGCAGAAATTGAAGAGAATAAAAATATTCTTTTTGAACCCACCGTCGTTGATGCGTGTATCAAGGTTTTCAAAGAAAAAGGTTTTAAATTATCATTATGATAGATAACTCAATTGACATGATAGTAGCATTTGTGTTGAGTAGGTCTACCAAAATAGGGTATATAATTTAAATCCTGTAATTAAATAGAAAAGCAAGTTGAAATAAATGTTAAATGATTATGATATTCAGATTTTTTATCAAAAGACAATTAGATTATTAAAAGTTTGACTTACGAATAGGAGGATGAGCCATGAGAAATAGACTTCCTGATATTCGCAAAAGTTTTAGGGTTAGGCAAGGTGATCTTGCTAATGTTCTAGGAGTATCGAGGCAAACAATATGTGCAATTGAAAAGGGGCATTGGGATCCTTCAATTAAACTAGCGTATAAGATAGCTCATTTCTTTAACAAATCGATCGAAGAGGTATTTATTTTCGATATAGGAATGGAGGATGATATTTCAGAGACATAGTTTAATAACTATAAAGAATGAAAAGAGCACATTTAACAGACTCCAATGAGGTGTTGAAATATCAATGATGTATGGTTCAGACATTTCCTAGCTCCTCTCAATTCCTTGGCGGGACAGATTTATTCTCAGTCTTCCGGCAAGTAACGAAATCGTCGGTTAAATAATCAACGAAAGGAATAAGTTCGACATCAGTCAGTCGCTACGTAAAGATCGCGTATGACAAGTGATGCTGAGGCAGCAGTATGGCTGAAAAAATTAGAATAATACCTTGGCATTGAACATTAACTGTGTAAGACATATAAACGGCTTTGTCAATTTGCGCCCATATAGCTATCCATCCTGAAAATATGTAGCATGTTTATAATATTTTGTCCGATTAAGTTAATTTATTTTATATCTGGGCATGAAATAGTATAAAATGAATCATAATGACTGAGAGGATAGGAGTTTTAAATGGGTCAAAGTGTGGTAGTTAATCTCGTATACAATATTACAATATTGTTGACATTAGCCTTGATTTATTCTGTACTTCAGAGCAGTATCAGTAGAGGGCATCAATTAGGAGCCATAATCATGGGGATTCTTGTTGGTGGTGCCGGAATATTGATCATGACGACGGCTGTGAGACTAAGCAATGGGACTATCTTTGATGCTAGAACTATACTGATTAGTGTCTCAGCTTTATTTTTTGGAATCATACCTGGTATAATTGCCGGAGCAATGATGATGATATTTCGTGCTATTATTGGTGGCCCTGGCATGTATGTGGGCATTCTAACTATACTTACGGCACTATTGATCGGTATAGTATGGCGCCATTACCGTTTTAATAGACTTTTAGGTCGCAGGGACCCGTTTATTGCTGAATTATATATATTTGGCCTGCTTGTTCATATAAATATGCTATTATGTATGCTTTTACTACCAAATGAAATCTTGGTGACCACAATTCAAGATATTTTTCTACCAGTGATCATAATTTATCCGATTGCAACGTATTTTCTTTGCATGGTATTTCTTAATCAGTCAGAAAAATATGTCCTAATAACAAAATTAATTGAAAGCGAAAAGAAATACCGGAGAATTGCAGAGAACACTTCAGATATTATTTGGACAACGGATGAGGAACTAAATCTAACCTATGTGAGTCCATCAGTTGAGAGGCTATTTGGAGAAAATTATACAGTTTATATGAAGCGGACCTTGGAGGAAAAGTTTCCGCCTCATGAATTGGATTTGATCAAATCATTCTATCAAGAATCATTGATAAAAGAGCAGGATTCTGTTTGCGAAAAAACCAGGTCCCGGATTATTGAGGTGGAACACTATTGCGCAAATGGCAATGTCGTATGGGTTTCAATGAATGTGACAGCTTTGCGTGACGAGAATGGGAGAATAATAGGTCTGAATGGGGTGACCCGTGATATAACGGAACGAAAGCAAAGGGAAAAGGAGATTTACAATCTGGCTTATCGTGACTATTTAACGGGACTTTATAATCGAAGATTTTTCGAAGAAGAGCTGTCAAGACTGGACGTTAGAAGAAACCTGCCGCTAACAATCGCCATGGGCGATGTAAATGGCTTAAAGTTGCTTAATGATTCTTTCGGGCATAAATATGGTGACAAATTGTTGAAAAAGGTAGCAATAATACTTAAAGAAAGCTGCCGAGCTGATGACATTATTGCAAGATACGGAGGAGATGAGTTCGTCATATTATTGCCCAAAACCGACCAATTTGGAACAGAGAAAATAGTTGCGCGAATTAATAATCGGCTATCTACCGAAAAAATAAAAGGAATCGACCTATCAATATCTTTTGGCTGTGAAACAAAGATTAACGAGAGTCAAAGTATTCAAGACATTATTAGAGGTGCAGAAAATCGATTATATCAAAACAAACTTTTTGAAAGTGGAAGTATACGCAGTAAAACAATTGATGTGGTTATGAAAACTCTCTATGAAAAAAACAATAGGGAAAAGCTTCATTCGTTAAGAGTAAGTAAAATTTGCGAAGAGATTGCAATCCATATGAAACTCAACAAGAATTATATTGAAAAAATTAAACTTGCAGGTTTGGTACACGACATTGGTAAAATAGGAGTCGATGAAAATATACTTAACAAACCAACTGCATTGACCGGGGAAGAGTGGTATGAAATGAAGAAGTACACAGAAATTGGTTATCGTATTTTAAGTTCGGCCAATGAATTTTCTGAGATAGCAATATTTGTACTTCAGCACCAGGAAAAGTGGGATGGATCCGGATATCCGAAGGGGATGAAAGGGAAAGAAATTTCACTCGTTGCAAGAATCATTTCCGTTGCAGATGCTTTTGATGCAATGACAAGAGAAAGAACCTATAGAAAAGTATTTAGTATTAGCGAAGCAATCGAAGAGATTAAACAATACTCGGGAATATACTATGATCCTGAAATAGTAAAAATATTCACTGAAAGTATGCAATATCAAAGTGCTTAAAATTAATATCTATAGTTTTAGGGATAATGTTATGTAATTTAAATCATAGCATTTAATAAAATATTTTATTGTCTGAGTATTTGATCTTTCCCGGATGCGGAAAAGATAGAAAGGTAACAAATCCTCTTTAATAAACAGTTTTTGTTTAACACACTTTATAACACACTTGGGGGTGCGGACAAAAACCTGGACACTGATATTGCTTAAGAAGGAGAAAAAGCATGGGATATTCAGATGACCAGCGTGAACGCGCACTCGAATTGTACAATGAGGTCCAATCGGTATCAAAAGTGAT